TCTATATCAGTTTTTAATTCTGAAGTATTAGGCATAAAAACTAAATTTAATAATTCAGTACCAAAATTTGGTTGAGCATATCGTTCGCCAATTCTTGTTAATAATAAATTTTTTAAATTACTTGTTGCTTGATCAGAAGTAGAAAATAGAGGTTTAAATACAGCAGAATCACTAAAAGAAATATCCACTCCTAACACAACATCAGGATTTTCAACTTCAACACGTTGTATATATGATTCTACTTGATAAGCCATTATTTTCTGCCTTGTTTCTTATCTATTGATTTTAACAATGAACTATAATCTCTAGTTAATGCCTTTGCTACTATAGGATCAATTTCCATATTTTTTCCAGTTTCCGGATCATGCATTGTAGTCGGTATTTGATTTTGTCGTGCTACACCAAATCCTTGAGCATCTGCTGAACTAAATGATAAATCATTATATGATTCATTCATCATATTAGCATAATTACTAACTCCATTAGCCTCAGATAATACAGATGTTTCATTTAAAATATCTGCAAAATTATTATCTTTGAATTTTACATTTTTTTTCTTAACAGTTTTTCTAGATATTTTCTTTTTTGGTAATGTTTCTTCTTTTAACTCATTAACAGTAGATTGTAATCCTTCTTTTAAAATTTCAGATAATTCTTGTTTTATTACATTTCGTACTTCTTCACGAATTGTTTTCTTTAAAATTGTAAAAAATGTTTTTTGTTCCATAATGTTATTATTTTAATATAAATATATTGATTAGTAATTTACTCCATTTCCCCAATCGTCGCGCGAAGGTTTTGGACCATACATTACTTTATTTTGTGTGTCTATATAATAATCGCCAGTTTTACCTATATTATTTTCTGGTGGTATTGTGTCTTGATATACTTGACTTGGTGCTTCTTGTAGTGAAGATAATAAGTCTAATTGTCTATCTACTAACTGTGTAAGTAGTTCATCTCTATCATCTATATCAGAATCTGATACATTGGATGTATTATAAAACTCAGATGCAGCTGTATCTTGATATTGACCATTAACTGAACTATCTGAGAGATTATCTAGTTCTGTAGCTACTTCTGATGCTATTTGTGCTGGTAAATCAAATGATTCTGCATTATTACATGCACTATTTAATTTTAAAACTGAATTAGCAATATTATTAACTAAAGATTCTAATTTTGATTGTAGTTTAATAGGAATAGAATTTAATTGATCTAATGATGTTATTGCATTTGATATTGTTGTGTTTTGAACTTCAGTTAATTCTGATGCAATAACTGGTAATGCAGTTATCGGATTAATTAATTGCGCAGCTTTTATAGCAGCTGCAGCTGTTGTTACTACTTGCAATGCTGTTTGTACTTGACCTATAAATGGTAATAAACTTTGAACTTTTTGTATAGATGTATTAAGTCTAATCAAATCATCTTTTGCTTTTTGAACTCTAGGATCATCACAATCGCAATTTTCTGGAAGTTTGATTGTATTTTTTTGTAAATCATTTGCAGTTCCATCAAGTTCGTCTAATAATCTATTTAACTGATTTACAATTAAAGTCATTATTTTATTTGGTATTGTTGGAATTCTGTCTAAGGGTGGTGTAACTGCCATAATATTATTTTTTTATTTTAAATTTTGTGCTATTTAATTTGTTTAACTCGTCTTTTATAGCTCTACGAGGGTCTGTAATGAAGCCGCTAACTAAACCGCCACCTTCAACACCAGCTTCTAATACTTGTAAAAGTTTTTCAAAAATATTTTGTAGTATATCTCCATGAACTAACGGTGTATCTGCTTGATCGTCTCCAATTAATAATTCTGGTGTATTTAACACAATTGATTTAGGAGAATCTGCAACTAATATATCTTCATTACATTTTAATATAATACGATCAGCAATTCCAATTAATTGTGATTTAGAAAAATCTGATTCTGTTGTAAATTTACGAATTTGTCTAGTATTTTCTAATTGAAAATTAACTAATTTTTGTGTACTAGTTAACATTAACATAGAATTTTTTTCAAATGATTCTACAACAAATTGTTTAAGTTTTTTATTATCTTTATTATTAGATAATATTATTATAGGATCGCCTAATTTATCTCCTGTCCATGGTGGCGTTACAGAGTAATTATCTTTAAATTCAATTGTGCTTCCAAATCGAAGACTGTTACCCCATCTACCTTCTATTAATAAATCTCCCCTATACGGTTGTAAAGGTGATATTGGTTTGTCTTTAACTATATCAGTAAATTCTAAATCTTCTTGAAATTGATTACCATATGAGTGTATTGGTAATATATTGTTATTAATACCAGATGTAATATTATTTGGCATCATATAATACCATTGCAAACGATATCCATTTTCAGACGATTGATAATTATCTGCTTGAAATATTAAAACAGTTTCTCCAATAATTGGAATTTGTTTAATATTATTGCTCATTGGAACTACATTAGTAATAAAGTCATCATTTTCATCATAACTAACTCTAACGTCTATTGCAAATAATTGATTAGGATTTGATTCATCTCGAACATAAGTATCTGTTTCTGTTGAATTAATTACTTCTGCATAATAAAACATATTATCCATTAGAATCCTTTTTTAATTTAGCTTTTGCATCTTCAACTTTTTGATGTAATTGTTTTTCTTCTTGTTCTATAGAATCTAATTCTGATGTTAATTCATTGGTTAATGTGTCATCTGCAATTTGTAATAATTGCTTTTTTTCTTCATCACTTAATAAACTATCTGATCCTACAATTGTTTGTTTAGTTGAAATATATCTTTGAACAATTGCAGTTAATTTTACTAGATGATCATCATTTTTAACAGATACTTCTAAATATTCTTTAATTAATGGTACTATGATAGTTGCATCAGACGAACTACGTATCAATGGTTGCAACTGAGAAATCAATTGATTTATTTGACGTGATGTTCGTTTTGAATTGTGATATACATCAGACATTAAATCTGAAAATGTAACACCTTTAAATAGTTCTTCGTTATTATCCATAAAATTAATGATACTTTAAATATAAATATCAAAACGGTAATTTTATGAACTCAGTTTGTTCGTATTCTTTAAATTTAGATTCGTATACTTGTTTTAAAATTTTGATTACCCTTGTAATATTATTAGTTTGTAATCCAGTTCGTTCACGAATAAAAACATATAATGCTTTTTTATTGAATTCTTCTATAGTTTCTCGAGTCTCAAAAATGTGAAGAATAGAATCGGCAACATGTATATCTGTTGAATTTGTAAAAATAAAATTTAAATTGTCATAACAATATTCAATATAAGCATCCATAAAATATTTTAATGTTTGTCTCATTTCGTCATTATGCAATTCAATTAATACATTTCTACTTTCATCAATATTAATTGGTTGTGATTTTTGTTTTAACTTAACATATGCTTTTTGATTTTCAGCTATTAAATAATTAAATGATGATCTAGTATAATATGAATATGCTTTTCCATTTAATGGATTAAATTTATCTAGTCTAGCAGTTAAGTATGTTACTAGATCCGTTTGTAAATCTTTAAATGTTGAATCAATATATCCTGGTTTCATTTTATTTATCAAATTTTCAGCTAATTTCATAAGTGCTGGATATACGAATCTTCTATATATTCGTTCTCGTAATTGCGGATTATCAATTGTTTGATTATATGCTGTAATTGATAATTCTGTTATTTTAGTCCAATATCTATTACTTTTCTTCCGGCGACGTCCCATCAAATTCTCCTTTTAATTCATCAATAACTTCTTTTAACAACTGAAATGTTGTTCCTGATTCATCTTCACTTTCAAATGCCCCAAGTTGATCTATTCGTTGCATATTTTTATAAGCTGCTTGTATTTTTTCATACATAAAAACATTAGTTTTTTCAACATCTATATAATAATCTTCAATATCTGCTAGTAAACCTGCTAGTATATAGGCTCTATAACTCATATATCCGCCGGCTAATGCGAATATAACACATAGTATAATTAGTATTATCATAATAATTAATCTTTATTAAATGAACTAAAAATATCCGTTATAGACTCTTTAATATCCGGATTTGCTTCTGCTAAATTCTTTAAAGCATTAGATTTAGTAGTTTTTGATTTTTCAGAAGTTTTTATAGGTGTGCCATTTTTATAGTTTCTCCATTGTTCATATTCAATTTGCGCAGCCATATGATCAGAATGATGTAAAATGAGTGGCATATTTGTTTTTAATTTAGCTTGAGCTGATCTAGAAATAAAATATGGTTTATTAGCATCATCATATACACCATCATGAATTTTAATTGCCTGATATTCATTCCATGACATTGTTACGTTATAGTTATGAAGTAAAAATAACGATAAATCTGGTACCATAGTAAACGGAATCTTTTCATTATGTTTATAAAGACGTCCCATATTTTTTCGATGCCAATCTGAAGTCTCTGTTTGATATACTTCATTGCCTTGACCTGGAAAGCCTGTTTTGCCTAAATCATGATGCATAGCAGAGAATAATAATTCTTCTTTAGTATATCCTGCCATATCAGCACCTTGATGAAACCAAACTTCATATAACGTTTCTGCACAATCTATTACTCGAAGCACGTGATCTACATAACCACCAGCAAATGCATTATGATAATGAGCCATGGAAGACGCCGGCATAAATACCAATCTTTCTTCAAACTCATCATATAATTTATTTAA